TTTTTTAAAACACAATATCGTATCAATCATCGTATTAGTCGTAAGTCATTATCTCACAACACTTTACGTCAAAAATCGCCACTCTTATTTACCATAACTCTATAGCCTATAACGAGTTACGTTAACTATCTGATCGAATCGATCTACTCTTTTAGAGGCAGGGGGTTTTTCTGTTTTAGATGGCATGTTCTAGATTTCTCGAAAAAACCAGCGGACATCCATATTCAATAAGCGCCTAAAAATATAAATGTATCAGCTAAACCTATCTATTAAACGCATATGATTGTATCTACGATTCTTATTATTCCTAATAATATCAGGATACTTTTTTCTTAAATCTAATTTTTTTTCCCATTCGTATATCGAATATGATACTTTTTTCCCGCCTATGTCCTGGTTACAACTCCATTTGTCTCTAAAATATTCACTTAGTAAAACCATGTCTCCACCAAATTCTAACCACTTTTCTTCAAATTCATTAGGAAAATCGCCCCTTCTATCCAACATATTATCTTTGTGGTTTCCCTTTTCTAGATGATCAGCATTATAACACTTAGGATTATTACACAAATGCCTAACCAACTCAGGATACTCTCCATACTTTTCCCAATAAGCCACCCTGTGCTTATATAAATACTTAGTCTCTCCAGGCTCATCACTAAAACCATTAATGGTTACACTCATTCTAGCATAGCCACTTTTATGAATAAATAAACTTTCTTTACATGATGTTTGTTCATTTATAACAAATCTTTTAACATAACTATCATTTTTAACAGCTTGTTGTAGCCACGGCCTTAAATCTTCTTCTTTAACACTATTCCACATATTTAATAAACAGCTCTTTGACCACTTAGACTGATACTGCTGCTCTTTCTGCAAAATAATATCTTCAGAACATCGTTCCACTATAGCTAGATTTAAATTATAATTAAGATTATTATATAATTCAAATAATTTTTTAGAGTAATGTTTATTGCATTTTAATTGATATAAATGATCTCGTAATCTATTTTTAATATTAACACTACTACCAATATATAATTTAATATCGTTGTTATCATACTTATTGATAAAATATATAGCATATACGCCACTTATATTTTTATCTAAATCATTTAAAATATTTTGATCTATAGATTCCCACGAATTAATGACAGATTGATCGACCCTCCTGCATAATCCTCTTCTCTTAAACATTGAACTAATGAAAGTTTTACTAACATTATATTTTTCTATTAAAATTTTTGTAGATATTCCAGATTCATAATCTTTAATAAGATTTCTTTCATCAATTCCCCCCAATATTTTTTTGGTTTTTCTTTTAGTTTTATCTTTTGATCCTTTGGGTCTTGACATATTATTTCAATAGTTATAGACCCTATAGGGAGTTATCCAATAATTATTTTGAACTCTAGCATCATTCCATCTATCAAACAACAAACAACTTCTATGAATTACTTGTGTTTGAATAGGAACCAGATACTGAACAGGAATTACTCTAACAACAGGAACCCACACTTGTTGATTTACTATTGTTGTAACAGGAACCATATTAGTAACGGGATACTGAACATTCTGCAATTGATATTCAGTAACAACTTGCTGAGCATTTGTTGACGCATAACAACCCGCACTCAGTACTACAAACAAAACAATTTTCCACATGATATTTCTCCTCATAAAATTTTGTCTAATGAATACTTTTCCCACTCACTATCCTCATTAACCTTAATATAAACATCAATTAACTTATATGATAATTTCCTAGTATCTGTTGAATTTTCCGTTACGCTAGGAATGAAAAAATCAGAATCTATCTTTAGAACCTCAGGATAGTTGTCAATTACATACATTATACCAGTGTCCCCCGACAAGCCAACAGCCTCTTTTTCTGCATCATGCATTCTGAAATTTTTCACGTATTCATTTCTTTCAAAAACCAACTTAATTGAAAATATCTTATCTTTTATATAAAAAATAGTATCTGGTTGACACCACCTGAAACTATCATTTTCGGTATAATATAAATTTGACGAATGAATCTTATAACCCAGATGCTCCACATTCTCACACCTGTCCCAAAAATACTTTTTTATATCAGTAGCTAAATCGCACTCATTATCTTTAAAATAATATAAATTATTATCATCTTTCAAAAAATACTCATAAAAATTTTTATTTTCTATAATTTTATTTCTAGCCAAGTAATATCTTTTATTTAATCTTCCATGAAAATAATGCTTAGCAGAATAATCTAAATATCCATAATTGATCTTTTTTGAAACATAGTTCAGATAATGACTCGCCCTTGCATAATATTTTAAAAACTCATGACATATATCATTGAAAAAATAGCTTATAGTAGAAATACCAAAAGAATCTCCGTCTAAAAACGGCATCATATTAATATAGTCTCCGCCCCCCACAATATTTTTATCAAAAAGTCCCCCCATGAATCTTATATAATCCATATTATAAGCAACAATAGCCCCACTATTACCACCAGCTGATCCTTTTTTATTCTTGATTTTATGAATAGCTGCACAACCAGGTAAGATTTCATCAACATAGATATTATCAGGTTGCAAATAACATATCTTGCTATATAGCTGAATCATTTCATAAATGTCTAAAGCATCTATTGTTTTTTCTACCCATCCATCAGGAAGTTCAACATCAGCATCCGCAACTACCACTTTCTCATACTTATCTTTTAACTTATCAAATAAATAATTCAACCCAGATTCTTTATGCCACAAAATGCTACTATTAGTTAGAGTATAAACATTCTTTCCGCTTATAGAAGACATTTGTCCCGGAAATAATATTTCGCACACATAAAAATCATCCTCAAGTCCACTATCTTGCATAAACTTTAAAAATCGATTATAGTTATCAATTCTTAGTTTCGCATTAGTAGGATTATAGAATGTTGAGCAAACACATAATTGTTTCATAAAAATTGTCCTTAAAAAACAAAAGGGTAAGCATTTAGCCTACCCAATTGTCTTTTGACCTATATTTGATATAAAACTCAACAAGATCATTCAGAAACAGTATTTCCAGCTACTACAGGCTCTACAACCCTATTCTTGGGACGTCTTCCTTTTGACTTTTGAATTCCTAGTTTGCGTCTTTGTCTACGAACCATAGCGGTTGTTACAGATTGTCCACTAATTTGAGATAGTTTTCCGGCCAATTCGTCATCACTAAGTAGTTTTTGATTACTATTGATAAAATCTAGTTCGGAACTTGTCCACTTCTTATATGTTGCCATAAATGCTCCTTTTCCTTAAAAGATTGACTAAAGTGTATTTGAACTATATAATAGTAGGTTGTTGCTCACTTTATGCAAGGAGAAACTTTATGAGCGAATTTGATAACATTATACCTTCCGTTCTCAATGTTAAGGCCGCAGAAGGAGTTGAAATACTATCAGAGGATGAATTAACTCTAACAGAAGGAAAGAGTATAGCACAACTCTTAGAAGATGAAGAAAAAACCGAAAAAGAGCAAAACACCGCTTCCTAATAACGTTAGCGAAGAAGAATTTTTAATTGTTTTAGATAATATTAGCAAAAGATTAGGCCACAAATTTAAATTTGGCTATCATAGCTATGAAGATATGTGTCAACAGGCCGCCATATTTGCTCTTGAAGGATTAGAAAAATATGACAACAAACGCCCCCTTGAAAATTTCCTCTGGACTCACGTTAGAAATCGCCTCTTTAATTATAAAAGAGATAACTACAAAAGGCCCGATAAACCATGCTTGAGTTGTCCTTTTTATGATCCCAAGTTTTCCTGCTCAATTAATCAGTGTTCAGAATTTAGTAATGTTATGGATTGCGAACTATATCGAAAATGGATCAATAGGAACGACAGTAAAAAAAACATAATGAAACCAACTTCTATAGAAGATAGCGGATCTATTCAGGGTCGAGTTACTAAAGATTTTCAAGATGTAATGGGCGATAATGAGTTAATTAAAAAATTAGAATCAAATTTATCCGGCGAATATCGTGAAATTTATCTAAAAATTAAACACGGAACCAAAGTAAATAAAAGTGATATTAAAAAATTGCAAAAATTTATTGAGGGCATATTAGATGAGTAAAAAACGTGGACAACTAAGTCTTGATGAAGAAAAGTTTATAACGGAAAATTTTGACAAGTTAACTATAGAGCAAATTGCGGAGTATCTTAATCGTCACGAAGCTCCTATCAAAAGATACATTAGTGAAAATCAATTATTTTCTTCCACAGATGATAAACAAGCTCACGAAACATTACGATATAAATTACATAGCAAAACCTTTTGGAGCGAAATAGCCAAACAGTTTGATGCTGATACGGGAGAACTTCAGTATTTTGAAGATACTTGGATAGGACTTATCAAGCAGTTTAGAGAAGATGTTTTGCCGGCCGAAGAGTTACAAATTAAACAGTTTATTACAATTGATATTCTAATCAATAGAAGTATGAAAGAAAGGAAAAGACATATTGCAGATACTGAAAAACTGCAGCGCATGGTGGATAAAGAATACGAGAAACCAGAAGATCAAAGAGACGGACCAAAACTTATGAGTCTTGAAACTCAATTAAGCTTTGCTCGTAATAGTATAGCAAATTATACTAATGAATATACTAAATTACTTAATGAACAGCAAAAAATAAGCAAAGACTTAAAAGCTACTCGTGAACAACGTATTAAAAGAATCGAAGATGGTAAAAGTAGCTGGGTGGGATTAATAAGAATGTTAGAAGACGAACAAATCAGAGAACGAGAAGGCAAGGAAATGGAAATATTGGCATTAGCAACAGAAAGAGCAAAACAAAACCTGTTTGAATATCATTCATATAATGATCATAATGTAGATAGACCCTTTTTAACTCCAGAAAGTATAAAATTAGATGAAAACAAATAAATTTAATAAACTAGCAATGGTTAGCGGAGTCACTGGACAGGACGGATCATATATGTGTGATCTTTTGCTTTCCAAGGGATATGACGTTATAGGATTACATAGAAGAAATAGTACTAATAATTTTCAAAGAATATCTCATATTCTAGATAATACTAATTTTAAATTAGAAGAATGTGATATCACAGATTCGTCTAATGTTAATTCTATTATCTCAAAATATCAGCCAGATGAATTCTATAACTTGGCTGCTCAGAGTCATGTCGGAACCAGTTTCAAACAGCCATCATTAACTTTTGAGATAGATACTATTGGAGTAATTAATATCTTAGAAAGCATAAAAAACTATTCTAACACCACCAAATTTTATCAGGCTAGCACCAGTGAGATGTTTGGCAAAAACTTTAAAATCGGAGATGATGGACTACCATATCAAGATGAAAATACGGAATTTATTCCTCAGAGTCCATATGGAGTAGCAAAACTAGCTAGTCATCGTATGGTTCAAATTTACAGAGGAGCATATGGATTATTCGCTTGTAGCGGCATACTTTTTAATCATGAAAGTCCACGTCGTGGAGAAAATTTTGTTACACGAAAAATAACTAAATATATAGGTCAAGTAGTTAATCATCTAACAAACGATTCCTTAAAGTTAGGCAACCTTAGCGCCCATAGAGATTGGGGACATGCTCAGGACTATGTAAGAGCCATGTGGCTTATGTTGCAATCTGATGTTCCTGATGATTATGTTGTAGCTAGCGAAGATACTTGGAGCGTATTTGATTTCTTAAGAATGGCTTTTGAATATGCTGGTTTAGATTATACTAAACATGTTGAAATTGATGAAAATCTATATCGTCCAGCAGAAGTAGAGTATCTTAGAGGTAAAACTACAAAAGCTCAGAATCAACTAGATTGGCATCCTGAAATTTCTTTTGAAGATATGGTAAAAGATATGGTAGATAGTGATATAGAAACCTTATCTCATGTTTAGAAATTATCAAGATCCTCAATATAAAAAATGGAGAGAGTCAGTTTATAAAAGAGATAAATATTGCTGTCAATGGCCTGGGTGTAATAGAAATAAAAAACTTAATGCTCATCATATCAAAAAATGGGCAGAATATCCTGGTTTAAGATTCGAAATAAATAATGGAATCACTTTATGTAAAGATCATCATAAAATGATAACTGGCATGGAAGATAATTACGAAGCTGTTTTCTTAAAGATTGTAGCGAATCATGATAAATTACAATGACTTTAAAATAATAATAGATACCAGAGAACAACAACCCTGGGAATTCCACTCCGTGTCTACCGTATCGGAAAAATTAGATACTGGAGACTATTCTGTGAGCGGACTAGAAGATATCCTATGTATAGAGCGTAAAAAAAGTGTTAGTGAAATAGCTAACAACATTACAGAAAAAAGATTTAAAGATGTAGTAAATAGAATGTCTTCATTTAAATATGCTTATTTATTATGTGAATTTGATTTACAAGATATCTTTCAATATCCTATCGGATCTAATGTTCCTAAAAAAATGTGGGATAAATTAAAAATATCTCCAGCATTCATTATGAAGAACATAACAGAGCTACAAATATTTTTTAATATTCATGTTATATTTTGTGGTTCTCCTAGTAATGCTGAAAAAATGGCTCTCTACTTAATGAAGAAAGTTTATGAAATCCAAAGCTCAACAAACACAAATATTTGAAGATGCCTGGTTAGGATTAGGCGATCTATCAGAATTAAAAATTGATCAAAATTTAATGATCAATAGATTAAAAGAAGATATAGAAAATCCTGATTTACATTTATTAAGAATTATAAATAATCCTAGATATTTAGGATCTACTTGCAAACTACTTTTTGGTATAGAGCTTCATCCTATACAAATTGCTATTTTACAGGAATTTTGGATACGAGCATTTCCGATGTTTATTGCTAGTCGTGGTTTTGGAAAATCATTCCTTATGGCATTATACTGTATATTAAAATGCACATTCGTTCCTGGTACAAAAATTGTTGTTGTCGGAGCAGCATTTAGACAAAGTAAAATTATTTTTGAATATATGGAAAATATTTGGAAAAGTAGTCCGATACTAAGAAGTATATTTAATAGTAATGATGATGGCCCAAGAAGAGATGTAGATAGATGTACTATACGACTAGGAGATAGTTGGACGGTGGCTATTCCGATGGGTGATGGAAGTAAAATTAGAGGACTTAGAGCACACATTATTATAGCTGACGAATTTGCGTCTATATCTCCAGATATTTACGAAACTGTAGTTTCAGGATTCGCTGCCGTTAGCGCTAATCCTATACAAAATGTAAAAGATGAAGCTAAGAAAAAAGCTATGATAGAATCCGGAGTATGGAATGAAGAACTAGCGGCTCTAGATATTAAAATGGGCAATCAGGCAATTATTTCGGGAACAGCAGATTATGCTTTTAAACACTTTGCTTCGTATTGGAAAAGATATAAGCAGATTATCTCTAGTCAAGGAGATCCTCAAAAATTAAAAGAAATATTTAAAGGAGAAGTTCCAGATAATTTCAATTGGAAAGATTATTCTATCATTAGAGTACCATACGAATTAATTCCTAAAGGATTCATGGATGACAAACAGGTCAGTAGAGCTAAAGCAACAATTCATACTGGAATATATAATATGGAATACGCTGCATGTTTTACTGAAGATAGTGAAGGATTTTTTAGAAGAAGCTTAATAGAAAGTTGTGTTACAAGTGATACTAGACAAATATTAATAGATAATAAACCAATAGTGTTTGATGCTGTCGTTAAAGGTCATCAAGACCATAAGTATGTCTATGGAATAGATCCTGCTAGTGAACAAGATAATTTTAGTATAGTTGTTTTAGAGATACATCCTACTCATTCCAGAATAGTTTACTGTTGGACTACTAATAGAAGTAACTTTAAAGAAAGACAAAAAACTGGACTAATTAAAGAACATGATTTTTATGGCTTTTGTGTTAGAAAAATTAGAAATCTAATGAAAACATTTCCGTGTAGTAGAATAGGACTAGATGCTCAGGGCGGAGGAGTAGCAATAGAAGAAGCATTACACGATCCATCAAAAACAGAAGATGGAGAAAATTTAATTTGGCCAATCATAGATGATAATAAACCTAGAGATACTGATGATCAACAAGGATTACATTTAATAGAACTTATACAATTTGCTAAAGCAGAATGGACGGCTCAAGCTAATCACGGACTAAGAAAAGATTTTGAAGATAAAACATTACTTTTTCCAAGATTTGATGGATTAACACTAGGATTAGCATTAGATCAAGAAGGACGAGACATTATGGAAAGTGATCTAAATCCCATATACGATAATCTAAGCGAATGTATATTAGAAATAGAAGAACTTAAAAATGAGCTTACAACTATTATAATGACACAGACAAGTACAGGACCAAATGCTAGAGATAGATGGGATACCCCAGAAATCAAACTACCAAATGGTAAAAAGGGCAGACTTAGAAAAGATAGGTATAGTTCTTTGTTGATAGCCAATATGATAGCTAGACAAATGCAGAGAACTTTACAACCAGTAACATATGATATTATAGGAGAAGATACTAGAAATGTTGTCAAACATGCTGGCCAAATGTACAAAGGACCAGAGTGGTTTGTTTCTGGAGCTAATGATAATGACATATATACTGGAATATATAGATAAATGGGTGTATAGAGTTCGTATAATAGAATTATAATCATATTACAATACAATTAAAAAATTATGGCTAAAAAATATCCTAAAAGTGAAAGCATTCATACCTCAGTAAACGAAGTTGGAGAAGCATATGTAATGTGGGGGGATGATTTGGGAAGCAAACAAGAAGCCATCAAAGCTTCGTCGGGTTCTCTAGAGGAATTCACGGGAATTAACAAAGCTGAAGCTAGTCGAAGATATGGTCTTGATTACTCTAATCTTGCCCCTAATATTTCTGGTCGCCCAGGACTAACTAGATCAGATTATTACTACTTTAGGCCAGATGAAGATATTCCAACAAAAATTAAGGATATCATTAAAAGAGCAGAAGATATTTATCAAAGAGTTGGATTAGTCAAAAATGTTATAGATCTTATGGGTGATTTTGCCGTACAGGGCATCAAACTATCTCATAGAAATAAAAGAATAGAAAGATTTTATAGACAGTGGTTTAAAAAAGTTTCTGGCAAAGACAGAAGCGAAAGGTTTTTAAACAATTTATATAAAACTGGAAATATTGTTATTAATAGACAAACAGCAAAATTAAGCGTTAAGGTCGTAGATAAATTATATCAGAGTATGGGAGCTAGCGATCTTACTATTCAGGAATTAGATGAAATTAAAATAGAAAAAAGAGAAGTCCCTTGGAAATATACTTTCATAGATCCTTATTTTGTAGAAGTATCGGCTGGAGCCTTAGCTTCTTTCGTGTCAAACAAAAGATATGAATTAGTATTACCAGGTAATCTTAGAAAAATTATAAATAGTCCTAAAACAGATAATGAAAAAAATATTATAAATGGACTACCAACGCAAATTATTGAAGCAGCTAAAAATAAAAAACCTTATCCATTAGACCCACAGAAAACAATTGTTTATCATTACAAAAAAGATGATTGGCAAGCTTGGTCGTTCCCTATGATATACGCAATCATGGACGATATTGTAGTTATTGAAAAATTAAAATTAGCAGATATGGCAGCTTTAGATGGAGCTATATCAAATATCAGAATTTTTAAATTAGGTAGTCTAGAACATAAAATAGCTCCTACAAAAGCAGCAACAGCAAAACTAGCTTCTATTCTTGGAAATAATGTTGGAGGCGGAACCATGGATCTTGTTTGGGGACCAGATATTGAGTTAATTGAAAGTAAAACTACCGTACATCAATTCTTAGGAGAAGGAAAATATATTCCACATTTAAATAGTGTTTATGCCGGTTTAGGTATTCCTCCTACCTTAACAGGAACATTTGGCGCGGCTGGTACAACTAATAATTTTATATCTCTTAAAACATTAACTCAAAGACTACAATATGGTAGAGATGTATTAGTAGATTTTTGGGAGAAAGAAATAGCATTAGTTCAAAAAGCTATGGGATTTAAATATCCAGCAAAAATAGAATTTGATAGAATGGACTTAAGTAATGAAGACGCAGAAAAAGCCCTATTAATACAATTAGCTGATCGTAATCTCATATCAGATGAATTGCTACAAAGTAAATTTGGTTTTGATTCAGATATGGAAAAATCAAGACTCAATAGAGAATCAAGAGAAAGGGAAAGCGATAGAATGGTCAGGAAATCTGGTCCATGGCACGATCCACAAGTTGAAAATGCTCTTAGAAAAATAGCTTTACAAAGCGGCATTGTTACTCCTAGTCAAGTTGGTCTAGAACTAGATAAAAAAACAGCAGGAGAAAAGTCTGCACTCGATATGAAGCAGCCCTCATTGCCTGCATCTCCAACGAAGTTGGCAAAAGATTCGCCAGAATCTTTGCCAGGACAACCAGGAGCCGGAAGACCAAAGAATTCTAAAGACACTAATCAACGAAAACAAAAAACATTCAAACCCCAAACCGGCGCCGGACTAACAATATGGGCTGCAGATGCTCAAGATAAGATTAGTCAAATCCTAAATCCCATACTGCTAGAATTCTATTCCAAAAAGAATTTTAGAAGTTTATCCAATGACGAGTCCAAAGAGGTAGAGTCTATAAAAACCAAAATTCTATTCGGTCTTGATCCCTTTGGTCAAATAACCATAGATACTATTAATAAAATTTTTGCAGAAATTAATAAAGAAGAATATAAAACAATTCTATTGGGGTATAATAGTTGGTTAAAGCAATTAGCCAATGAACTTAATAAACAATTAAGTATGGATGAGCAAAAACAGGCCAAAGCTGCGTACTACTCAACCCTATATTCAAAAATACAATCTGAGGCTTAAAAATGATAATTTACGAACAAGAAATAGCCGACGGACTAGAACACAAGATCAATTCTTCTGCATCATTTTCTTATTCTTCTCAGGCTAATCCTTTATCAAAAGAAAAAAATAAACTAAAAGAGAATATTAAGAGTTTAGCCTCTTTAAGAGATGAAGATCTCTATTATGTTCAATCTATTCTGGTAAGTACCACATGGAATAAAAATGATGATATTTTTGATAAAGATGAAGTTTGGGCAGCTAGACACACACCTGAGGACAAACCCACAAATTTAGAACATGATGAAAGTATAATTATAGGACATATTACTTCTAATTGGCCAATTACAGAAGATGGGGAGCTTATTGATGAAAAAATATCAATGAGTGAATTACCAGAAAAGTATCATATACTAACTGGTTCAGTAATTTATACAGCATATACCAATCCTGAATTAAAAGGTAGAGCAGAAAAACTTATTGCAGAAATTAATGAAGGAACAAAGTATGTTAGCATGGAATGTTTCTTTAAGGGTTTTGATTATGGATTAATTAATAAAGTTACCGGAAACTATAAAATTTTAGCTAGAAACGAACAAACCGCACACTTAACAAAATATCTTAGAGCATACGGAGGACTAGGAGAGCACGAAGACTATAGAATAGGTCGTGTTTTAAGAAATATTACTTTTTCAGGCAAAGGATTTGTTGACAAACCAGCAAATCCAGATAGTATAATATTTAATAAAGATTTGATTAATAATATTGAGACAGAAAAAAAAGACGATTTTGATTTATCAGGTGTATCTAATTGTCAGTCAACCCTTAATTCGGAGAATAATACTATGAGTTTAGACTTAGACCCAGTTCTTAATGAAGTTGCAGAACTAAAATCAAAGGTTGAAGCTATGAGCGGTTGCTCAGAAGTTGTTAAAGAAGCCTATGAAGCTGCTGCTACATTAAAAGACAAAACACTAGAACTTGAAAATACAATCAAAGCTAATGAAACAAAGATTGCTGAACTAACAGCTTCTTTAGAATTAGCCAATGCTGAAAAAGAACAAGCTGCATTGAAAGTAAAAGAAGATGAAAATAGTAAAGACGAAGAAAATAAAAATCTAAAAGCAGCTTTAGATGCCGCTAATGAAGTAATCGCTGGATACAAAGCCAACGAAGATGAAATGATGAAAAAAGAAAAGAAAATGAAAAGAGTGGCAACTCTAATGGAAGCTGGCGTTGATAGCGAATTAGCAACATCAACAGTAGAAAAATTTGAAGCACTCGATGACGAGGCTTTTGATGCTATGACAAGTTTATTTGCTGGTAAGATGCCTCCTTGGCTTGAGAAAATCAAGAAAAAGGAAGATGAAGAAGCTCCAGCAAAGAAGAAAGCATCCGAAGAAGTAGTTGATGAAGCTGTTCTAGAAACAGCAGAACCAGAAGCAACTGTTGAACTAGGTGTTGGAGGAGATGTTGAATCTCCGGTAGCATCTACACGAGCAGCTTTAGTAGACTTTGTTTATAGCAGATTAGGCAACAAACTCAATAAGGGAGAATAAAAATGGCTCTTAAACCAGATCGTATTGAACATCTAACAGACGTTTCCTTTTTCATGAATACAGCCGAAGAACGCGGCGGTGTTGTAAGCGTAGTAACTGCCACAAGTGGTGTTGGAGCATCTATGGATGACGCCAATGCTGTTGTAGCATATGCTGCTGCTGCATCTGGCGCTAAGCCAATAGGCATCTTACTAAACGACGTTGTTGATCTTGATCTAACAAGACAGCATATCAATTGGTATAAAGATGAAGTTCAAAAGGGTGGAAAAGTAACAGTACTTCGTCAAGGTGTTGTTGTAACTGATAAAGTTGCCGGAACACCATCTGCTGGAGCTGATGCTTTCGTAGCCAATAGCGGCGTTATTAGCACCACACAGGCTACTGGCGCTGTCAAGATTGGACAGTTCTTGAGTTCCAAAGATGCAGACGGTTACGCCAAAGTATCAGTTAACCTATAATTTAAACTAAAGGGAGAAACAAAAATGTCAGTTAATACCAAAGCTTTTCAACCAACCCCAGAATTAACAGATCTTCTTGTTCGTTCTGGCTCATTGAACAGAGAAACAGCTTTAGCTGCTACAAATGAGTTTGCTAAAGCACTCGAATTACCTTTAAGACAGGCAATTCTTAGTGGAAACATTCTAGACGGTATCTTCGAGCCAATTCAACTTGCTCAAAGTGCTACTCCAGAATTTCCTCTAGATTTCCTATCTCCTGGAACAGAGAAGGACTTTGTGGCTTACACAATTCCTAATCATGGATATATTCCAGAGCGTCACGTTGAAAGTGACTACGTTATGGTTCCAACCTATGACATCGGAGCTAGTATCGATTGGCTATTAAAATATGCCAGAGATGCTCGCTGGGATGTTGTTGGTCGTGCTATGGAAGTTTTAGAAGCTCAGTTTGTTAAGAAAATGAATGACGATGGATGGCACACCATCTTAGCTGCTGGTGTTGATCGTAATATCGTTGTTTATGATAGTGATGCTGCTGCTGGTCTATTCACCAAGAGACTTGTTAGCTTGATGAAGACAGTTATGCGTCGTAACGGCGGTGGTAACTCTGCTAGTAACAACCGCGGTATGTTAACTGATCTATATGTTTCTCCAGAGGCTATGGAAGATATTCGTAGCTGGGGTCTTGATCAGGTTGATGAGGTAACAAGACGCGAGATCTATACCGCTGCTGATGGTTCCATCAACAGAGTATTTAGTGTCAACCTCCATGACTTGGATGAACTCGGTGTTGGTCAAGAATATCAAACATTCTACACCAGCTCATTAAGCGGAACTCTTCCAGATAATGGAGCCGCTGATGACAAGACCGAAATTGTTGTTGGCCTAGATCTTCGTAAGCGTGATAGCTTTATCATGCCAGTGCGTGAGCAAGTCCAGATCTTCGAAGACGATACTCTACATCGTCAGAAGAGAGCCGGCTTCTACGGCTGGGCAGAGCAAGGCTTTGCCGTACTCGATAATCGTAGAGTACTACTTGGCGCACTATAATAGTTGTCTCTAACAACTTGATAAGAATAAGAAGGGCTAGTAGCAATACTAGCCTTTCTTTTTTTATATACCTGTATGAAAAGTGTATTCTACTTATAGATCCTCTTTAATCTTATAAGCCAAAAAAAGGTAATCAAAATGGCAGCAAGCAAATATGATTTTCCTATTGAGCAAGGGACATCATTCAAGATTAGCCTAATTTATAAAGATGCTAATGGCAATCCTATAGATTTAACCGGTTGGTGTGCTAGGCTAATATGGAAAACTAATACTAGTACTACTCACACATTTACATCAGAAAATACCAATTATACTTTATATAAATTTACTATCGATGATCTTGAAGGTAAACTAGTTTTAATGATCCCGGCATCAGTAACTAATACTTATACTTTTAATACTGCTAAGTATGATTTAGAATTACAGAGTCCAGATTATTTATATGAAAATGGAGGAAAATTCACTACAAGATTATTATATGGAACAGTATCTATTGTTAAGAGATTTAGTCAATCATTAACACAACTAGAGTGTTCAACATGAGTGATTTTATAATTGAAATTATAGAACCAATTATCAATACTATAGAAATTGAAACATTAGTATCAGATACAGTTACCGATAATATAACAATTGAAACACAAGCTAGTAATATCGTAGAAATTGTTAATACAGAAAAATTACTTGCTAGCGATATGCCATATGGATATCTTATATCAGACACTATAGGAGATCTTCCTGCTAGTAGAATTAGTGGATTATCTGAAGTTATTCAAAATAGTTCTCCTAATAGTATTGATGGAGGTAGTCCATAATGCCAAGAGACACGCTAATACAAATTCGTAGAGGCTTATCATCTGAATGGATCGATCAGAATCCTGTTTTGGCCGATGGAGAATTTGGTTTTGAAACAGATACCAACAAATTAAAAATTGGTAATGGAAATAATAGCTGGAAAACTCTCGATTATGTTGGATCTTCTGAAAATATCATAAAAGTTTTAAATAATACTGGCTATGCTTTATACAAAGGTCAAGCTGTATATATAAGCGGATTTAGCTCAGAAGAAAATATTCCATCAATTCAATTGTATATAGCAAATGACACAATATCAGAACAGAAATTTTCTGGTTTAGTATCAGCCTATAGTCCTGATACAGAGTACTGTTTTATTAATACATTTGGAATTTTGTCTGGTATTGATACCACTGGATCGACCATTACGAATATCTCTTGTGGTGATGAGACTTGGCAGAACGGAGATGTCTTATATGTGAGTCCCTATGAGCACGGAAAACTAACAGTAGTTAAGCCAGAAAAAAATATTATTTTAGTAGGCATCGTACTATCTGCTAATATTAATGGAAGCATTTTAATTAGATCTTTTATTAATCCTAGATTTGATCAATTAAATGGTATCAATATTAATAATCCGTTAAATAGTAATTTTTTAAAATATAATAATTCATCAAGTTCTTGGACAAATTCTGATCAAATAGATTGCGGCTTAATCTAGTTATCTCAGGTGTATATATTTATAATACTCTATATCTTACTTAAGGAAAAATAAACAATGGCTAATACATTAAGAATCAAAAGAAGACCATCTAGTGGTAGTGCCGGTGCTCCATCATCTTTATTTAATGGTGAATTAGCTTTTAATGAAAATGATAATATTCTTTATTATGGATATGGTAGCGGAGTAGGCGGAGCGGCCACGAGTTTTCCTGTTATCGGTGGTAGCGGAGCTTTTACTTTAAGAGGAGGAGCTAATGCTAGTGGAACATGGCCTATCGGAATTACAGGAAATGCTGCAACAGTAACTAGTGGTGTTTATACATCAAGAAACTTAACTGCTGGTAGCGGATTGGTCGGGGGAGGAGATTTAAGTAGTGATAGAACATTCGATATCGGTCAGGGAGACGGCATTTCTGTATCAGCAGATAGTATTGCGGTTGATAGCACTGTTGTGCGAACTACTGGTACTCAAACTATCAGCAGTACTAAAACTTTTACTAATAATGTTAATATTAGTGGTACTTTAGGACAATATCTATTATTTAGAAGCTCTAATGCTGGTAATTATGGTAATATTGTTTTTGATGGAAATAATTATGATGGGGCTACACAATCATCATATATAACTTCTAATACTGGAGTAATGACAATAGCTCATGGAAATAAAATTTCTGTGGATGTTGCTAATCTTGAAGTTAAAGCAGCAAATACTAGTGGTAATAGTGTTGGATATTTTGCTGTTTTTGATAGTAATCCTGCAAGTTCTTTAACTACTCTTAAATCAGTTAGTAAAGATCAAATATTAGATGATATTGGGGCTGCCACTAGCGGATTAACTATTAGTGCTGGTAGTGGTCTTGTTGGAGGAGGAAATCTTAGTGCTAATAGAACTTTTGATATTGGCCAGGGAGATGGAATTACTGTCAGTACTGATAGTATTGCTGTAGATAGTACTGTTGTAAGAACAACAGGAGATCAAAGCATTAACGGTGTAAAATCATTGTACGATTCTACAAATAATTATGTTTTATTTAGTAATGCAGATGATGTAATTAAAGTAAAAGCTCCAAATACAGGCGACACAACTTATTATTTTGTTGGGTTAAATGGTGGAGGTTCACCACCTAGCAGTAATAACGCTGACAGATCCTTAGTGTCCAGATCAACCTCTCAAGTTAAAAGTGATCTTAGCTTGAATAATGTTGAAAATACAGCACTATCCTCTGTAACATTTACAGCTGGAAGTGGTCTTTCTGGAGGAGGAACATTAGCTTCTAATAGAAGTTTTGATATCAACACCGGAGATGGTATACAAATAGTTAGTGATGCTGTTGCTGTTAATAACACAGTTGTTCGTACAACTGGAACACAAAGCGTAAATGGATCTAAAACATTTGGCAATACAGCAGTATTTGGTTCTGGTATAACATCATCTGGGACAAATACTTTACAAGTAGCATCAACAGCTAGTACGGCTACTCAGTTTGCAGTTTTTACATCATCTCCTAGTGCAGCAGCTCAAGCTGTTTATACTAGAACTCCTTCTGAAGTAAAAACTGATATTGGATTAAGTAATGTCACCAATGATGCTCAAGTTAAAAAAATAGCTAGTACCACAGTTGGATATATACCAACATGGAATTCCACCACTGGAGATTTATTAGCAACAGGATACGCCGTATCAACAGATTTAACAGCTAATAGTGGATCATCTTATATTTCAAGAGCAGATGCTATTGTTAATTATGTTTCACTAGCTATTGGTAGTGGAATAGCAACCAATGATGCTATGATATTTAAAGGAGTTATAGACTGTTCGACCAATCCTAATTATCCAGCAGCAGATAGAGGTTGGACTTATAAGATTAGTGTTGCTGGTAAAATAGGTGGAGCATCAGGAACCACAGTTGAAGTTAATGACACAATAATCTGCACCACAGATAGCACATCAGCCGGCACACAAGCTGCTGTTGGAAGCAATTGGATTATTCTTCAAACAAATATTACAGACGCTAGTATACTGGTTACTGGTCCAACTAGTGCTACTAGTGGTAATTTTGCATTGTTTGACGGAACTACTGGTAAGATTGTTAAAGATGCAGGTTTTGCAGCAACTACAGTTGGTCAGAATTTAGTTAGTTTAACTAATCCTGGAGCTATTACATTTCTTAAAGTTAATGCTAATAATACAGTATCAGCAGAAAGCGCTTCAACCTTCAGAGGGTCATTAGGCGCTACTACTGTTGGAAGTAATTTCTTTACATTAACTAACCCTAGCGCAGTATCATTTATTAGAATGAATGCTGATAATACTGTTTCAACAAGAACCGCTTCTGAATTAAAAACTGATCTTACTCTTAATAATGTAGAAAATACAGCATTAAGTACATGGGCTGGTACCTCAAATATTACAACTCTTGGAACAGTGACTACTGGCACTTGGAGCGCTACTACTATTGCAGCAAATAAGGGCGGAACTGGCCAAAGTTCATATGCTGTAGGAGACTTACTATATGCCGATACTACTAGTTCATTAGCTAAATTGGCTGATGTTGCTACAGGTAATGCACTATTAGCTGGTGGAGTAAATACGGCTCCTAGTTGGGGTAAGATTGGTCTTACAACTCATGTTAGTGGAACGCTTCCTGTTGCTAACGGAGGAACCAATCAAACTTCATTTACAGATGGTCAATTATTAATAGGTAATAGTACTGGTAATACTTTAAGTAAGTCTACATTGACAGCAGGAACAGCAACAGATATTACTAATGGTGCTGGCAGTATCACTATTGGACATTCAGATACATCTACTTTAAGTGGAGCACAAGGAGGAAATGGTATTGCTAGTTTTACGGTGGATGGAATGGGACATGTGACAGCAGTTACTACAGCAACTTATTTAACTGCTGGAACAGTATGTGCTGCTATCGCAGATTGCACATTAGATGGTGGAACGTTCTAAAATAGTTAGAGAAATTAAATGGCAAATATTATACAACATAAAAGGAGTAGCACTCCTGGTGCTATTCCGTTAGCTACTGGACTAAACCAAGGTGAATTAGGAATAAATATTGCTGATGGTAAATTATATACTAAAAATAGTGGAAATAATGTAATTAATCTTGGAGTTACTAGCATTAGTGGAACTAGTATAACTCCGGCTAGTGGTAATTTTAGTAGTAGTTTAAAAGTTAATGGGGTTGAAGTTAGTGTTAGTGGCCATAATCATGATCGTGTAACAAGCGCCGGATCATTAACAACAGCTGTCTTTAACAAAACTAGCAGCACTATTCCCAAATTCAGTGTTGTCTATATCAATGGTGGTCAGGGTGATCAACCAACCATAAATTTGGCTATTGCTAGTAATGAGGCCGGATCAAGTAAAACTTATGGCGTCACTTCGGAAGCTATATCAAGTATGGGTACTGGTATAGTTATTGTTGCCGGGGCGCTAACCGGGGTTAATACTGATCAATTCAACCCTACTGCGCCAACTGGAGATGTTAATGGTTCTGCTTTATGGCTTAGTCCATCAGTTTCTGGTAATGTAACTCTAACTAAACCTACAGCTCCTAATCATATGGTTTATGTTGGAACTATAGTAAGAACCCATCAAAACGAAGGAGTTGTAGAAGTAAGAGTTCAAAACGGATTCGAACTAGAAGAATTACATAATGTTGCTATTAGTGGTGTTACTAATGGACAATTTTTACAGTATAATAGTGGTAGTGGATTATGGTTTCCTAGTAGTAGTGGAAATTTTACATCTTTGAGTGTTAATAATACTGGTGTTGTAGTTAGCAGTGGTAATACTAGTGGATATTTAAGTAAATTTAATGCATCCAACACTATTGATAATAGTGTTATTTATCAAAGCGGAACTAACATTGGAATAGGAACAGCCGGCCCGTCTGGTAAATTAGATGTTAATGGAACACTTTATGTCGGAACCACAGGTGTTGCTAATAATCTTTATATCAGAACTGGTCAGGCCGGAGTATCTGAAACAGCTTTGAGATTAAGAACTGATACTAGTAGTAATCTGTATCTTGATGCCTCAAGTGCTTATGTTAAAGTCGGAAATCAAAGTGCCGATGTAGACATTGCTGCCGGTAATGCTGGAATTAGAATAGGAAACAATTCTGCTCAGACTCTGGCCAATCAGAATATTAGATTTGTTCCCGCTAATACTGAAGTTATGAGAATTACTCCTACTGGTGTTGGTATTGGAACAACCACTCCAAGTGGAGCGTTGCATGTTGCTGGTCTTTTACAAGGAAATAGTATTGGTACTACTGGAATAATAGTATCAAATTCTCACGCTTCTCAAAGCGCAAATGGTCAAAATCATGCTTCTATTAATATTAGTCCAACATTTCTAACAGCTTCTAGTAATTTAGCTAATACTTATGGACTGTATTTACAACCAAGCCATAGTGGAACGTATAATACAACCAATCACTATAGTTTATATGTAAATAATTCAACACTAGTGACCGGAACATTAAATAATAATTATTGTGCAGTATTTATGGGCGGAAATGTGGGTATCAATACGGCCACTCCTGTACAAAGATTGCATGTATCTGGAGACATAAACATTGAAGGATCGAATGGATTAAGAATAAATAACTCAGCAACAGCTGGACAATACTTAAGAGGAGATGGTACTCGTTTTGTTTCATCATCTATTCAAGCCGGTGACGTTCCAACGCTTAATCAAAATACAACAGGTTCGGCAGCCACTTTAACAACAACTCGCACCCTTTGGGGACAAAACTTTAATGGATCAGCTAATGTTACTGGCAATATGAGTAGTGTTGGAAAAATTGAACAAAGTTGGGCTGATCAAAGAGTTGGAATATTTTTTGATAATAGTTATCGTAATGGTATGGCTGTTTTTGCTAATACTAGACTAACTAATATATTTTCTACTACAAATGATAGTATTGGTGGATCTATTACTTTTTCCACCAGAAACGGAGTAGGATCTAGCGATACTGATTATGGCTCTGAAAGAATGAGAATTACTAATAGTGGATATATTGGTATTGGAACCACAACTCCTAGTGGTCAGCTTCACGTTGTTGGAACAGGTCTATTTACTAGTATTGATATTAATAATTCTGTCATTACTGGCCAAGGAGCATTAACAGTTAATGGCGGAATAGTTACTCAAGGATCTTTTGTGCGTAGCTCTATATTTAGTATATATGGAGATAATAATACTAGAATATATAAAGCAGATGGTTCTACATTAAACTATAGCGTTAGTAGTTCTGGGTATAAACACTCTTTGGGATATGATGTTACTGGCAATCATACCTCTTGGATGGTGATTGGATCTAGCGGGGTGGGTATTGGAACAACATCCCCAACATCTAAACTTCATGTTGCTGGAGACGTTTTAGCAACAGGATCGTTTATTGGTGGATCAGGCACTGCGTCATTACCGTCTTTTGAATTTATTAATGATCCAGATACTGGCTTATTTTCTCCAGCAGCAAATACTTTTGCTATTAGTACTAGCGGAGTTGAAAGATTACGAGTAGATAATGCTGGAAATGTTGGAATAGGTAACTCTTCTCCAAATTCTAAGTTGGATGTTAGAGGCACATTCGCATGTGGAACAGCTGGTGGCGATCCTGCTGCTGGTGGTCAGGGATTATATGTTGATCCTTCAGTTCCAAGTTTAACTTTTAACGATACCTCTGGTCCAAATACTACTTTAACCATTAATAATGATGGATTAACATTATATGATTTTATAGGAAGCCCATTTTTATATACTGATAGAGCTAATGCTAGAATAGGTATAGGAACAGCTACTCCATCAGCAGCTCTTGAAGTTGTTGGAGATATATTTGCTAATAATATTTTATCTAGTGATTCTTTTATTGGCGGATCAGGTACTGCCGCCTTGCCTTCCTTTGAATTTATTAATGATCCAGATACTGGCTTATTTAGTCCAGCGTCAGACACTCTTAGTATCAGTACTAGCGGAGTTGAAAGATTGCGAATAAATAATATTGGAGCTGTTGTTCAGACTAATGGCTATTTTAATACCCTGGATGATCGCAAGTCCACAACATATTTATTATCAACAGAAACAACAAATACTATTTATTCATCTGAATTGTCTTCTAATGGAAATAAAGCTATAAAACTAGATGTTAATAAAACTTATACTTTTAGTATTTTGGTTACAGCTAGAGAATGTTCTTCAGCAGGACTAATAGGAGGATTCAAATTAGAAGGAATTGTGACCGATCAGAACGGATTATCCACCATAGTAGGTACTCCTGTAAAAACCGTATTTGCAAAAGATAATATTAATTGGGATATTAATGCTAGCATAACAAGCGTAGGAGCAGATAATTATCTGACTTTTACTGCTTATAGTCAAACCCTTACAGGACACACAACCAGGTGGGTTGCTAATCTTTTAGTTGTGGAGGTCGGGACTAATGGAACAGGCTACTAGCACTTGGACTTGCTCAAATTCAATAGCCCAAGAGGCTAGAAAACTTATCCAATATTTACCTCCCAATTTTGATTGGGTAAAATACTCACAGTCTATAAAAACTATTAATTTATTATCTAGACAAGATGCTATAGCTCATTATCTTTTAAGCAAAAACTCTTATTCATATGATTTACTACACACAAAGTTATTTTATCAAAAATATATAGAACCATCAATTCAAGATATGGCAGTATGTATATCATATTTTAATGCTGGTAATTTCAAAAAACCACTATTTAACTTATTAACAGTTACACAAGATCTTAAACTTGCAAACATACCGTACTTTGTTATTGAACTATTGTATCCAGGGCAGACAAGTTCTGCTCCCGACCCGTATATCATTGTTAACGCAGATTCGTACATGTTTCATAAAGAGAACTTATGGAATATATTAGCTAATAAACTTCCTAGTTCATATACTAAATTATTATTTTTAGATGCTGACATCAGATTTAATAAACCTAATTGGTACAATGAAGCGAGAGAGCTGCTAGAAACAAACAATATTATACAGCCTATGTCTCAATGTTATTGGTCACACAGAAATCTTATTAAAAAATCTGTAGCTTTTGGAATTAAAAACAACGAATCTATATCTGTTGAAAATCATCATTTTGGATTCTCTATCGGTATGAAACGAGAGTTCTTTGACCAGCATAATTTTTTTGATAAAGCCTTGATTGGTGGCGGAGATGTTTGTTTTTGGTTATCTTTAGTAGAAAAAGAATCACAGATAGATCTAAAAGATATTGCTAATATAAGAACCAAATATGAATATCCTAAATATAATACACAAGAATTTAAGATTGACTGTATAACAGATTGTATAGCTATGCATCTTGATCATGGATCCTCAGAAAATAGAAAATATAAGGATCGTATCAACCTTATCCCGAACACAAAAAATGCCGTAGTTAAAAATAAAGATCATGTTTATGAGTGGAAAAATAAAAAATATAATAAAAATGTACATGACTATTTTATTAATAGAAAAGAAGATGGCTATAATATAAATGCAATTTTCTCACAAATAAATAAACTGAATGTAAATGAGATACCACCCATTCAATGCATAAACTTAAAAAGAGCTATTGAAAGACAACAATACATTAAAGATACTTGGATAAAAAATAAAAAAATGGATATTGAATTTTTTGATGCTTTTGACAAATTAACTATAGACTATAAAAATTTACCAATATCATATAATGATGAGAAATGTCTTGAGATATGTGAAAGATCCATGTCAGACGGAGAAATAGCATGTGCTATCTCCCATTTGTCTTGTTATAAAAATGCATTAGATAAATATCCTAATGCTCCCATATACATATTTATGGAGGATGATATCTATAGTACTTTTTATGATAAAAATCATTTTTATGAATTATTACTTTTTGGTTTTTTTGAGCATGAAAATACTGAAGTTATGCTAATGCATAATCCGGTTGTTCGTCCAACATATATTAGTAATGGTATGTTTAGTTCAATAGTAACATGGCCAATATGGGGCAATCAACTAACTTGCTTTAGTAAAAAAGGTCTTCAAAAAATAGTTAATGGTTTTAGCACAATTTTTTGTCCAATAGATTGGGCATGGAGATTATGGGAGCCATCCAATGGAGTATGTTTATTGAATCATAACTTGGCTCAACACGATAATTCAAATCATGCTACAACATACATAGGAAATGAATATAGGAGCGTATTTAGGATAGAAATGTAATGAGGTGTATAATAATATAAACAAGCCTTGCTTATAATAATTCATTAAGGTGTTAGAATGGCTAATAGTAGTTTTGAAATAAATGGATCAATCATTGCTAACTCAGGATCTTTTATAGTAGGTCCGGGCAGTGCTGGTAGTCCATCTTTTGAATTTATTGATGATCCTGATACTGGCTTATTCTCTCCAGAAGCGAATACTTTTGCTATTAGCACCAGTGGAGTTGAAAGATTACGAATAAATAATAATGGACAGATGGGAATCAATACTACTAATTTTAATTTTTATGATGTAGAAACCAATGCTCCAACTCCTGCGGTTTCTATTAGTGGCAATTTACTGATACAAACCGCTATAGATTTTTATAATTCAAATGAGACAAATCAATATCAACGAGGTCGAATTACATCAGCGGGTGATGCCATATTTAATACTTTGGGTGTAGGAGAAAAACAAGACGCATTTGGTAACGCTATTGTTATGAGCACCAATGGATTAGTTGTTAATAATGGTGGCGGTCTTGGAGGATCAGCTTGTCAATTGCTTGGTGATTATGGTGTTATTTTAGAAAATACACTAATCATTAATAGTAATAACAATGGTAATGCTACCGTTGGAATAGGAACATCAACTCCTTCTGGAGCATTGGATGTGTCTGGAGATGTTAATATTGATGGTAATCTTACCTTTGATAGTTATACTGAAAGTGTTGTAGCTAATGGTAATAGTGGAACTAGTAAAACTCTCAGTTTAACAAATGGAACAGTTCATACTTGTACACTAACCGGAGACTGTACTTTTACAATGCCCACAGCAACTGCCGGAAAGAGCTTTAGCATGTTCTTGAATAGTGGCAGCGGAAATTATACCGCATCTTTCAGCGGAGTAAGATGGGCCGATAGTGCCATTCCAACAGCAACAATTACTGCTAGTAAAGTTGATATATATAGTTTCATTAGTGATGGAACTTATTGGTATGGAAGTTTTTCTCAAAATTATGGTTAATAATTATGTTTAGTATAAGACAAAATTTTACACAACGATCAACACGACTTCCAAAGAAAAGTCAATTATTGACTATGAATACTGCTTATCTAGGTCAGCCATTTGTAGAAGTTGTTGGTAAAAACGAAAATACTATAGGTTTGGATTTTGCATATAATGGCCAGCCATTTGTTGCTTCTTATAATAATAGATTAACAGGACCAATTTCAAGCGGAAACAACCATATAGATGTTCAAAATTGGTTAAATAATGTTTCATGGAATGGAGGTAGTGCGAGTAGCACCACAATATCAGCTTTAAATACTTTTTGTGCGGCTATAGACAATGCTGGTATAAGAAATAAATTTTATCGTCTTAATTTATTTTGTGGTAATAATCTAAACTCTTGCTTAGTTCCACTTTATACTGGACCAGTATCGAATTTTGCCGGATTACAGAGGTATGGATACGGATCTGATATGAACTTTAATTTTGTTTCTTCTGATTATGCTGAAACTGGGGCTAGTGGAGGATTATCTCCAAATGGTAACAACCTAAAAAGATTAGATACTGGACTTACACAAATTGATTTAGGAGTTAATAGTTGTCATTTATCTGTTTATGAGAGATCACAGGCATCTGGTTCTTATAAAACCAGAATAGGCTCCAGAGGAGCGTCTGTCAATAATGAACACTTATTGACTAATGTTGTTACTGCTCCTTTGATTTATGGATGTTCCTCTTTGGGTGGAAATCATAGAGCATCAGCTAGTTCTTATTCTGAAACTGGAGCTTTTTGGCTTGGAAACAACTCTACGGCCACAAGCAGTATCATCTACAAAAATAGCATACAACAAGGAACAGCCACTCCGTCAACAAGGACAGCTCAAAATTTGACCTATTGGGTATTTGCATTAAATGATAACGGAGCCACAGGCGATGGTATGACCACTGGCAGATTAGCATCCTATTCCATAGGACTTTCTATGGACAGTACACAGGTCACAGCCTACTACAATGCTATACAAACATTCCAAACATCCTTAACCAGGAACGTATAATGCCAACATTTTATTTAGATTATGAACAAGGAAATGATGCTCATTCTGGTACTAGCTTTGCTTTGTTAGCAAGTGCGGCAGACGGAGCAACAACAGCAGGATCTAGTTCTGTTTTTGGAACATTCTCTTCTGCAAGCGCAAACTTTTTAAATAATGGGACATTGGCCCCAACAAAAAATCTTGCTTGGTATTCTAATTGCATGTTTTTAAATAGTGTAGCCAATGCATCATTTATAGAAAAAGATTTAACAACCGGACCCAGCGGAGTAGATGCCTCCGTATATAAATTATCAGAAGACTCTCAAACTAGCTCAGGACATTGGTGGGCTAGCACCACATGGTACAATCCATTTGCTGCAACAACTCAATATACGGTATCTGTGTATGTTAAAGCTGCTGAGAAAAATAAGGTAATTTTAAGGCTAGACAATGATGCCAAGGCCGCAAGATTTAATCTTAGTAGTGGAACAGTAGAGCAGACAGGAGCAAGTGCAACATCATCAATAAGTAGCATAGGAAACGGATGGTATAGAATATCCATAACCGCAACTACTGTTGGAGCATCTGATAATATCCAAATTATCCTAATACCGAGCAGTAATACTGGACTAGGCATTAGCAGCTATGACGGAGATAGCATTAGTGGAATATATTTATGTGGCTTACAAATAGAACAAGCATCGTCAGCAACAGCATATGAAAAACCTCCGGAACAATGCATCAGTATGCTTCTGCCTTCTGGCCAGACTGCTATGTATCACATAGTTCAGAGGTTGAGTTCTACTAGTTTAAGAATTAACATAACTCCAACCAATGGCCAGGTCGTTGCCTCTTATACTAATAGGACGTATTATATCGGAGGAAGATGGAAAACCTTTACCGGGGGTGCGACTGCTACCAGAATAGCCTCTGATGACACAATCAGAACAATGAGTAGTCCGGATCCTACGAGTATTGGTAATGGCACTTGGGTTGGTTCAAAAATGCAAGGAAGTTCTAACGTAAATAGTAGCACCAATGCTTCTCCTATTGTTGTAAGTTGTGCTAGCACCATGGCAACTTTAGGAATAAGTAATGGAGATACTGTTGTGGTGACAGGTCATACAACTAACACTAATGCTAACGGAACATGGGAGGTGACTAGTGTTAGCGGATCAACTTGTACTTTAGTTGGATCCACAGGCAATGGCGTTGGAGGAACTAGCGGATTTTTAAGAAAAGTTTCTAATCAAAGAGTAATACTAGCATCATCTCCAATAGTTAATATTGCTAGCCACGGAAATAGAGGTAATGGACGAACAGCGTGGACAGCACAAACTGCCGACGTAACAACATCTCTGGTTACTACAGATGCTTTAGGAGGCATTAAAGAGGGTGACTGCTCAGACTCCATAGCTGTTGGAGCGAACTTCACCACAGGATTGGCATCATACAAAGCCACTGGTACCCTTAATCTTAGCGGGTATCAACAACTTAGTTTTTGGATAAAGCAGACCGCAGGGACGATAGGAGCGTCTGGGGCATTGTCCCTCAGACTATGTTCTGATACTGCCGGAGCCACAGCAGTAAATACATTTAATATTGAGAATTTAACAGCACTTAATAGATGGATTCCAATAACAATAGATCTTGGTACTAATTTAGGAGCTAGTATTCAGAGTATAGGTTTTTATGTGAATACTGATAACGGCGCTCAAACATTCCTGTTATCTAATATTATTGCCTGCAAGGCAAGTTCTAGTGCCGATAGTCTTAATCTTTGTTCGTTGATTGGCAAAAATACTAGCGGAGAAACTTGGTGTGGTATCCAAAGCATTAACGGAACAAGAGTAATGCTTGATACTGGTGGACAATTTGGTCCGGTTGCAATTGGACTAACTAGTATACAAATACCAGGATATTATGGAGCTAGTGAAACAGTAACAACATTTAAGAGAGAAACGATAAAAGTGCCGTTGGCATCGACCTTAACCGCCACGGCAACATCTTTATTGAATTTTCAAAGAGGAGGAGTTGCCCCTCAGTCCGCTGGTGTGGGCAATCCTATAGTTTATTCTTTTGGCTGGAACAGAACGGATATGAGCACAAGAACCGGAGAAAGTTGGTTTGATGGAAGAAATGGATTCGGTTATGGGTCTTATTCTTATTACCTTTCTGGCGGCAATATCTCAATAGACAGAATGTGTTTTGTTAGATTTGCTTATGGTTTATTTATTCCAGGGTGCATGTATTCTAATGTAACAAACTGTCATTGTAATAATTGTGATCAATATGGATTATATGCCAGAGAACACAAAAACGTAACATATGATACCATTTATTGTTGCTATAGTAGTATTGGTGGTGTTTGGGCATTTGCTCAAGTTGGTCAAACAACTTTTAGAAATAGCATTATATGCAGTAACAACGGGTCGGGCTTCACATACTACAATAGTATGTCTAATACGCTAGATAATTTCACAATTAAAAATAACATAAACGGAATATCAATTATCCAAGCTCATGATTTGAGAGCAAATAGTGGTACTATATCCAATAGTTGGCAGTATGGAATAGATAATAACGGCCTTGGATATAACAATATTTTCAAAAATACAACCTTATCAACAAACACCACAGCATCTCATAGAACAAATGTTGGAGCATCATCATATTTTATTGATTGTGCTATGAATGATACTACCGAAGTTGTAGTTGCAAGTCCAGGATATGGTAACAATTCTAAGGTTTTTTCTCACAATCATGATCAGACAAATAATCTTCATTACATATGGTGCGACTATGGTTTGATATACAGTACAACGTCTGTAAGATATACTAATAATGGAATAGCATGGGCCATGGCGCCAACACACGGAAGCGTTAGATATATTGGTTTTCCATTAGACTTAAGCGTTGCAACGGTTGCTGTTAGCGCCAACAGTCAAGTTACTGTTAAGGCTTGGATGAGAAGAAGTGCTCTTGGTTTAGTTATGAGATTAAGAGTGAAAGGTGGACAAATAGCAGGAGTAACCAATGACGTGACAGGCTATATGACTGCTGCGGCTAATACTTGGGAGCAAGTTTCTTTAAGCTTCACTCCTACCGAAGCTGGTGTTGTCGAAATACTAGCAGAGTGCTGGGGAGGCACTACATTTACTGGATATGTTGATGATCTTACTATAATACAAATATGAGGTAAAAATATGGATTATAAAATTACTGAAGTCTTTCTTGATGAAGCCAATAAATATAGGACAAGAGTGGTTATTGATGAGAATTCAAGTCAGTTTTTTAAATTTGACCATTATCCAACTCAAGAAGAAGTTAATGAACTAGTATCAAACCATTTACAAAATATTAATGATGGAGAAAATTTATGAGTATTTTAGATAATTCGATACCTCAAAAACCCGCGTCAGAAATTATAGCAAACAATATAAAAGTTACTACTAGACAAACATTTCAATATATGGTTAATGCTTTTAATATGGGGTCACGAACCTTTTGGAATAATCCACGAGCGACACCCTTAGAAATAGCAGAAGCATTAGGAACTGACGCGAAAGAAATATTTGAGTTACACTATGCTCTTGGACAATTAATAGCTAATATTAAACCAGAAAACATATCATCAGGATTAGGCTTAATTGGTCAATTCACCATGAATGAAGACGGAACGGTCACAATAGAAACACCTACAGATAATACATAATTAATTTATGGGTGTATATAAAACTATATAGTTAAATAAATTATAATACCTTTATTAAAGGCCAAATTATGTCTTGGCAAATTGAAATTCCAATTATTGTCAGGTCTCTTATTAATGATCTTGGAGATCAGCCAGTATATAGTGACGAAAGACTATTACAACTTATAGCAGTTGCCGCACAATATGTTGAATTTGATGTTGTATTAGAAAATAAATATATAGTAAATATATCTGAACCTAATATTACCCCCGACCCAACTGAACTACCAGAAAAAGATACAATTTTTATTAGTCTTATTGGATTAAAGGCTGCATGTCTGGCTGATCAAAGTACTTTTAGAACAAAAGCTGCCCTAGAAGGCATTAGGGCTTCATTAGGGCCAGCCAATTTAAGTGTGGCAGGAAGTTTAGCTGGATATAAAACATTATTAGACAAAGGTCCTTGTCAGCTTTATGCCGAACTAACAGAGCATTGGGATGTACAAAACGCAACAGCAATTAAAGCTATTTTCAGTCCATTTGTTGGCAATAAATTTGACCCATATATGTTACCATACAATGATGGCCGAGACAGAAGACTTTACTCATAAGTAGGCAAATATGTCAGCAATTCAACTTAATTTTTCTATAGAAAATGGCTCATATTTTCAAACAATATTTACTTACAGAGATTCTAGTGGGAATAATATTGATTTATCTAATTATGGTATTTATTTAAGATTTAGGACCAATCAGTCAGTTACATACTCGTTCTCTAACTGTGAGACACAAGCAGACTATAGATTAAGTGGAGACAGCAATGGCAATATTACTTTAAAAATTCCGGCAAAAACCACACAAAACTATAATTTTCAAAGTGCTGTTTATGATCTAGAAATACAAGAACCTAATGAGATTTTCGAAGGAAGTGGCTTTACTTATTCTCGTATATACT